AACAAAAGGTGTTGTTAATATTGGTAAAGTAATTAATTCACAAGCTACAACAGACCCAGAGCATCCTATTTATTATAAAGGTTATGCTTATGACGTTATAAGTACAGATGAATTAGATTTAGAGCAATACAGAGTTTATCCAAATGGAACTGCTGTACATCAATTTTACGGATATAAAAGAGGCGATGATAAATAAAGATATAATTACAAGCATAGAAAAGGATAAATTACTACACTTTTTTGTAGGTAGTATTATTTTGTTTTTATCATTGTTATTTTTTAACACATTAATTTCAATCAGTATTGTTGTTCTTATTGCAGCAATAAAAGAAATTGTTTACGACGATTTTTTAAAAAAAGGAACGCCTGAACTTGCAGATTTTATTTATACAATATTGCCTTGTTTGTTGCATATAATTAATACTTATGTTTAATATTAGATTGTTTTTAGGTTATTTAGAAAAATTTAGTTTGACTATTTGGGGGTTAAATCTTATGGATATTCTAACAATATCTAACATTGATTTTTTTAACAATATAGACGGAAATCTTAAAACACTTTTTGGAATTGTTGGTTTTGTTTATTTGCTTATTCAATTGCCTTTTAAGGTAATGGAATTAATATCAAAGCATAAATTTAACAAACTTGAAAACAAGATAAAAGAACAAGACTTGTTAAGCAAAAAAACACACCTCGAAGATTTAAAAGAAGTAAACAAAGCTTTAAAAGATTTTGACGAAGTACATAAAAAGAAATAAATATGTCAATTTTAAATGATTCTGTTTTTTTATTGCAGCCAACTGGAGTAAAAGAAAGTAAAATTTATTCTACATTTCCAACAAATGGAGATGGCGATTTTACTTTTTCAAGAAGTTCATTAAAAAATAGAATTGCAAAAAATGGATATATTACAAAAGTTGATCAAAACATTCCAAGCCTTTCATATAAAACAATAAGCGGGGTTTCTGATAATTGCCCACATATTGAAATAGAGGCGCAATCTACAAATTTAATTCCTTACTCAGAAAATTTTAGCGAATGGACAAGCGTAGGCAACGCGGTTGTAACAGATAACTTTATTGCTTCACCTGACGGCACCAAAAACGCAGCAAAAGTTGTTTTTGATGGCACAACAGACGCAAGAATTGAAATATCGGTTACATCTTCAGGGCAAATAACGCAATCAATATATTTAAGAACTGAAACCGGAACGCAAGACGTAAGTATTGGCGCCATTTCAACAGATGTTTCAGTTGTAACTTTGACAACAGAGTGGCAAAGGTTTTCACACACAAGCGCATCAGGAACGTTTCCAAGGGTTTTGTGTAGCGATGCCGCAACTATTTATGTGGCCCAAGCACAAGCGGAAAATTCTGACTTTGCATCTTCTTATATTACATCAAATGAGGGCGCTGCATCTACAAGATTAGATGAAGGTGATTTTAGCTCAAACTTTTCGTCTTCAACAACTTTTCCGGCAAATACTTCAACCTTAGTTTTGTGGTTTTCTTATAACGGAAAAAATGGAGATTTTTATAAAATGCTAAGATTTAAAGATTTTTCAGGAGGTAATTCAATGCGCCTTGAAGCATATTCAAGTAACTTAATAAATATATTTGGCGATAATATAAGCGGATCCGGATTAATAAATGGAGGCTTTACTCTACAACCTGGAACGCTTTGCAAAATGGCAATTGCTTATGACGCCTCAAATACTTACGTTTATATTAACGGCTCTAATATTGGTTTAAATGCACCTACGGGAGTTTTAAATATTATCGATAATATTTACAACATCAGTTCTAATATGAATAATATAAATATTCACAGAATTTCAGTTTTTAATACGCTAAGATTAACAGACGATTTAATTGAATTAACGACGTAAAAACATAAATAAATATTTTCGTATATTTACACAAAATTAATAACAATAAAAAATAATTAAATGGCTACAACCGGAGTATTTAACGGAACTAACTTAATTTTAACAGTGGAAGGTGCCACAGTTGGACACACTACAAGTTGTTCAATGTCTTTATCAATGGACACGCCGGAGGCTACAACTAAAGATTCAAACGGATTTTCTGAGTATATCGGAGGAGTAAAAGGTGGTGAAATATCTTTTGAAGGATTAGTAGTTTATGACGATACGTCAAATGCTATTGAAATGGCTGATTTTCTTTTAGCAAGAACTCAATTAACTTGTGTTTTTGGAACTGCTGAAACTGGAGACGCAATTTATACTGCTGAAGCATTTTTATCAAGTGTTGAAATGTCTGCTGAAATGGAAGCTGCTGTAACTTATAGCGGATCTTTGACTATTACTGGAGCAATCACTAAATCAACTAACTAATTAATTTTAGTTTACTTTTATAGGGCCGCCGTCAATATTTGGCGACGGCTTTTTTATATTAATTTTAAACCTTAAAAAATGACAAACAAAAAAAGGGGTTACATCGACATCAAAGTTGGTAACAAAAACAGAACTCTTCATTTCTCAATGAACTTTTGGTCGGAATTTACCGAGCAATTAGGAATAAGTTTAGCCGATATTGGCGGAGCATTTCAAAACGGAATATCAATAAAAGGATTAAGAGCCTTAGTTTATTCTGCAATCTTAGCAAACGACCAAGAAAACGGAAACGAAATAGATTATAATTTATTTACTGTTGGCGCTTGGTTGGATGAATTAGACGCTGAAAAAATAAATGAAATTGTTGAGGTAATGCTACAATCTAAAATTTTAGGTAATAGTTTAAATGGCGAAACTGAAACTAAGGGAAAGCGTCAGCCGTCAAAGAAGAAGTAAATTTTGAAACTTTAACTGATCACTACATTGGATTAGTTGGAATAAATCCTGACGATTTTTGGCGGCAAACCTGGAGAGAAAACGCTTTAATTGCGCAACACTATCATAACAATATTAACTTAAATTGGGAGCAAACTCGTTACATTGCCGTAATGATTCACAACGTGCAATGTGAGAAAAAATCTCAAATGTTAAAGCCTGAAGATTTATTTCAATTGCCAAGTGATATTGTAAGAAAAAAGAAACGCTCAGAGCCTAAGTCTACCAAAAAACAAATGGATGATTTTATGGCAAAATATGAATCAATGACTAACAAAAAGACGTTAAATTAAAAGCGTCTTTTTTTTTGTATTTTTGTTTCAACTTATTTAATACTATGGCCGAACAGAATTTAAAAATAAATATTACCGGAGATTCCTCCAAGTTAAAAAATGCACTAAGTTCTGCGAGTTCTAAATTGTCAAGTTTTGGCTCAAAGATGCAAAGCGTTGGAAAGTCATTATCAACAAGACTGACTTTACCTTTAGTTGCTGCCGGTGGTGCCGCTACAAAAATGGCTTTTGATTTTGACAAGTCTATGACTTCAATTCAAGCGCTTGTAGGTGTTACCGCAGAAAAGGTTTCTGAAATGGGTGAAGCCGCTAAAAAGATGGCGGTTGATACTGGTAAAAGTTCAAAAGAAGCAGCCGAAGCATTGTTTTTTATAACCTCAGCGGGTTTACGAGGCAAAGAGGCAATGGATGTTTTAGAAATGTCTTTAAAAGCGGCGGCAGTAGGTTTAGGAGAAACAAAAACAATTGCTGATTTATCAACTTCAGCGATGAACGCATACGGCTCAGAAAGTTTATCTGCATCAGATGCAACTGATATATTGACGGCCGCAGTTAGAGAGGGAAAACTTGAAGCGTCAGCGTTAGCTGGTGCAATGGGTGGAGTTATTCCTTTAGCATCAAATATGGGAGTTTCTTTTGACCAAGTTGGAGCCGCAATGGCCGCTATGTCAAAAACTGGAACAGATGCCGCAACCGGTGCAACTCAATTGACGGCAATATTAGCGTCATTAAAAAAACCAAGCGCACAAGCGGTTGATGCTTTAGACGCTATGGGATTATCTACACAAGGCGTTCAACAATCACTTAGAGAAAAGGGCCTTTTAGATACATTAATAATGTTGCAAGAAGGTTTAAAACAAACCGGACAAGATACAACTGCATTATTTCCAAATATTAGAGCATTAAAAGGAGTTTTAGATTTAACCGGTGCCGGTATAGAGGATAATAAAAAGGTTTTCGATGCGCTTACTGATTCAATGGGTGCAACTGACAAGGCTTTTGAAAAAACTGCTAAATCTGCATCATTTAAAATGACGCAAGGATTTAACGCAATGAAGGAGTCTTTAATGGAGGTTGGTCAAGTTATTATGATAACAGTGGCGCCATTGATAAAAAAATTAGGAGATTTTTTCACTTCACTTTCTGAAAAATTCAAAGCGTTATCGCCACAAACAAAAAAATTAATAGTTGTTTTAGCGGGTATTGCTGCGGCTTTAGGCCCAGTTATAGCGATTATAGGTACGTTGATGACAATGGCTCCGGCTATTGGAGCGGCGTTATCTGTTATGATGGGGCCGATTGGTTTAATCGTTGCCGGATTAACTGCGATTTCAGTTGTAATTTATAGAAATTGGGCGGGAATACAATCCGCTTTGGTAAAAATTGGAAACTATTTTATAGAATTATACAATAATTCATTGCCTATTCAATTAGCAGTAAATACGCTAATAATGAATTTTAAAAATATGTTAGCCGTTGGAAAGTTTGTTTTTTCTACTTTTTTAACAATAATAAAAACTTTTGCAAATAATTTTATAACACTATTTAAAGGAATAGGCGATATTTTAATTGGTGTTTTTACTTTTGACAAAGACAAAATTGTTCAAGGGTTTACAGACTTGGCCAGTGGCTTAAAAAACAATTTTACAACTGCATTTGATGCAATTAAAACAGACGCCTCAATATTAGGTGGATCTGTTGTTGATAATTTTAATGAAGCGATACAACAAAAAACAATTGCAAAAATAGTTATTCCGGTTGAAATGGCGGTTAGTGGTGCCGGAACAAGTGAAGAAAGTGTTGCTCCAAGTGGTGGTGGCGGTGGCGGTGATGGTAGTGGTTTTGGAGGTGTTCCAACAAGACCAATGGCAACCTCTGCAATGGATGGAATTAGCGGTGCGGGAATACAAACTCCGATTAGCGATATGATTGCAGCGGATACTGAAAGGATTCCGGAAGTAATGCGTGAGCAACAAACTGCATTGTCACAAGCTAGATTAGATGGTTTAAATAGAGCCGCCGAATTTAATCAAGGTATTAATAGAATTTTATCACAAGGAGCGTCTCAATTAGCAAATGGAATTGGAAATGCAATAGGAAGCGCAATCACCGGTGGTGGTAAAATGGCAAACAAATTATCCAAAGTGCTTTTAGGAACTATCGGAGGTATGGCAGTTCAATTAGGTAAACTAGCAATAAAAATTGGTATAACTCTTGAAAAAGTTAAATTAGCCTTTAAAGGCCCGTCAGGGTTTTTAGCTATTGCTGCGGGTGCGGCTCTAGTTGCTTTAGGAAGTTTGTTTAAAGCGGGTGCGGCTAAAATTGGCGGTGGCGGCGGTGGAAGTCGAGGTAGCGGCGGTAGTGGAAGCAGTTACACCGGAGGAAATACTGCCGGAGGTGCTACGGCTTTTGCAAATGGTGGAATTATTAGCGGCCCAACAATGGGATTAGTTGGTGAATATCCAGGAGCAAGACAAAACCCGGAAGTTATAGCGCCATTGAACAAGTTACAATCTATTATAGGAAAATCTAAAAATGGAGGAAATATAAATGTTAGCGGAGAGGTTAGAGTTGATGGTCAAGATTTATTGATTGCAATAGAACGAGCAAACGAAACTGCGGGAAGAGTTTACTAAAACAAAATAATGGCATACGGCGTAAAATATAGATTAGAGTTTTCCGATGTTTTAGGATATGGAAAAAAAGTTGAAATATTAAAAAAAGATTATACCGGAGACGTTCTTCCAATGGTAGGTGGCGCAAATCCGGTTTCAATATCTTGGCAATCTTCAAATGATTTTTACAATCCAATAATTGGCTCAAAGTGTCAATTATCTTTGTTTGTTACAGACGACGTTTCTTATGATGATTTTTATAAATTCGACGAACG